ATTCGGGACTATTTCTTAGTTCTTCCCGTTTCTCTTTTCACTGTGGATTGTAGTTTTCATACTTAGTTTTACCCATTTCATCACGGTATGCTCTTAATATTTGCTTACGGTTTTCACCATCAGCTCTATAAGAACAGTGAATCCATCCACTGTTTGGTTCATCTATGTTATGGAATTCCAAAATTAATTGGTCAAACTCCAGGTTTTCTGCAATATATTTACATAAGTCTGCATTACTAACACCATAGATTTCAAAATCGGCGGCGTGGCCAGAAGCGTGCTGTGAATTGACACTTGAGCCAATCTTTACACATAATTCAGGACTACGATACCCACTTGATACTGATACAACCTTACCATAATGGTCACGGACTGGTTGTAAAATATTCTCACAAAGAGCTTTTAAGTTATTCATATGGTCTTCACTTGGGTTATTATTAATACCGTGGCGAGCAGCCGTCTGCGAAGCCGTTAACTCTTTTAAACTAAAATTATTACTTAATTGCATTTAATTTTTCCTTTGCTTTTAATTTAAGTTTCTTCATTTCTTTAATCTTTTGCCATAATGAAGTAGACCTATCCACATTTCTTTGTTCTTCTAATTTGTTTACTTCTTTTTTTAGTTCTTTATGGTTGGCCTTTATTGTCATATTACCCCCTTGTTATGGTTAATAACTTTTCAATTTGAGCCTTAATGATTGGTCCTCTATTTGGCCAATGAATATATGGCTCATCACTTTTCATTAGATTATATAAAAATGGTAAAATCAATTTCTCTACTTCTTTAAACCTAGCAGTTACATCTTCACTTTCTAGTGTCTGCGTTACTTGGTCTTTTTCTGCCACTATCTGCATAATTTCATTCATCATAGCTTTAATGTCTGAAACATCTGACTTGACTTTAGCTAATTCAACATTATTTGTTTCAATAACGGAAGTGTCTACCGTTGGTGTTTCTGGCGCCTTACTGACAGGCGTAAAACCCCAATCATCATTAAGGTCATACTCTCTTAAATAATCAGGTATATCTGCCATTATTTACCTCTTTTGTTACGGTGTTTCTTTAACACCTGTTGTGTTTTAACTTCTTTGATAGATTTCTTTTTATATCTATCTGCAAGTGGTGATGTAGGGTGTGCTTCAGCAATTCTTTGCAAATTGTCATTCCACCCTCCATCAGATTTCATTCTACCCATACCCATTACACCACTAACAATATTAACTTTTGATATTAATTGTTTCATATGTGGGTTTTTCTTTTTGAAAATATCTAACTCAGACATTGACATCATTTCTGTAGTCACTTCTCCTGTTTTAGTGTTTTCAAAATCGTATGTTGGCATATTACTCCCCTTTAAATGGGTCTTTAGTCTTAAAATATTTATTTAATACTTCAAGTTGGTCGTGGTATTCAGCAATGATTTTTAATTCTTTTTCAATTGCTTCTAAAATATCTGGATGTTCACCAACACCAGCTGCATTTTTTAAATAAACCTCAACATTCATTGAGTGTTTAGCAATGTGGCCTTTAGCGTGTTGTTCAATCGCTTCAATCATATTTTCTCTATTATATCCTGGCATTCTTTACTCCTTCTATGTACCATTCTGGTGTTTCTGCTGGACTTTTCCAAGTAGCAAATCTTTTCTTTTCTAGTATGTAATACTTTCTGTAACTAGCAACACCATCACCTGGTACTTTGCAATGTTCAGGCATAGCAGGTGTTGGTTCAGTTACAATCTTATTTAGTGGTATATTCTTAGGTGGATGTTTTAGTATATCACCTAACAATTGTACTGTCTTATGGTCTAAGATGTGACCATATCTTAACTGCCATTGTTTGTGTAATGCCATCATATGTTTGTATAACCAATTATAATGATATGCATTTTCCATAACCCATACTGTACTAGGGTGTCCTGTATGGCATGCTAAGTATAAAGTTTCTTCTAAGTTTGAATTAGGGTGTTTCCACCTTTTAATGTTACGACCTTTTTTAGTCTTGCCTGTGTACTGAACACCGTCAAGCATTCTATGAGCAGTTGATAACATCTGTGCTGATTCAATAATCATTTTACACACATGTTTGTCACATGACATTTCAGCAGCTTTGATAGGGTCTTTGTCAAGGTAAAAAATATTCATAATATATCCTAATGTAAGTTTGCTCTGTATAAATCCATTCTATCGTATTTTATACATAATTTTTGCCACACACTGAACCAATAATTTTTAGCCCAATCTGTAGTTGAATTCTTACAGGTTTCCATAACCTTATTAATTCTATTTTCAGTTTCTAGTTTGTCACCCATAAGTCTTTTTAAATCTTCACTTGTAATCATTCTTAATATTAACACTTCCTCACTCATTTGGCAAGCCTATTTCTTAGGCATTTCATTCCATTCCATAATCTGGTCTAGTTTTATACGAATTTCGTCAGGATCCAACCCTAATTTTCTCAATTCGGAGGCCCCTAAACTTCTAAAAAACTGCTCATAATCACGGTTTTTTAGGTCTCTTTGACCTAATTTTTTAAAAAAATCTTTGTAAATTTTTTCTCTATCTCGCAAACTTTTCGCTCTAACTTTTGCGTTAGTAGCTTCTTTTTGGTAATCTTTTTGGACTTTTTGTTTGTCTTCCTCTTTTGCAACTTTTCTACTCCTCAATGATATGTTAGCCGCTATCAATAGTAATACAGCCAGAGGGTCAAAGACAAATATTAACATAATGATTACCCACCTTACAGCTTCATCAAAATGGTCTTTTGCCTCATCACCATAAATTAATTCTGCAATGTATTTAATAGGTCCTACTTCGGCCTCTATCTTATCTTGTTCTAATTGTAAACCACCTTTTTGTGTGGTAAGTTCTGCAATCTTATCACTTGCTTGATTTATTGCCTTTGTTAATGTTTCTCTTTCAGGTGCTTGTTTTTCTCTCTCTTTCAAACCTCTTGTGACATATTCCATATCAATATATTTTTCAAGTGTCTGGTCTAATAGAGTTAATGTTTTTTGTGACCTGTCTATAATCAATTGTTGTTGATTGATTTGTTTATCAATTAATTCTATTTTAATATTATTACTAGATGTTGGTTGTACTTGGTCAAGGTGTGCCTTTGATAAGAAACCAAAGATACCCATAGATGTAATAAAAATTAAAACTACAACAGCAAATGTAAGATATGCCTTTATGGTTTTTGGTACAAGTTCATTACGCCAATTATTATAGAGCCAACTGGCGGCTACAAGTTTACCTACTTCTAATGCACTACCCATTGCTATAATAGGCATTGTTGCACCAGCAAATAAGGTTGCTAGACCAATAATAGAATAACCTGCCGCTATAGCAGATATAGAAATGGCCGATAAAAAGGTGATTATAATTGTAAACATAGTTTATTTAATATAGTTTAAAGTATATTCTTCCCTAATTTTTTTGATTATGCCTTCAATTTTTGCAAAATATTTTTTATCAGCTGCATATGAATCTAATGTGTGTAATAATTTGATAGGGTCATTCTCACCCTTTTTTCTTAATTGCTGATACTTTTCAAAAGCTGTACCATTATTTAGTGTGTTTATATAGTGTAAAACACTATCACATTCGTGTATGTACACTTTTACACCCCATTTTTTAGGGTTATTTGATGGTAACATATGGGGTTCCGTCAAGTCATAAGTTCTCATACCAAATAAATTGTGCCCTTCCCTCGCAAATCTACTTGTACCCCAACCACTTTCTAAAGCGGCCTGAGCAAGTAACAATTCTCTATTTACAGATTGTAACTTAACATCATTATGGTAAAGATAATCAACACATTGGTTTACATTATCTAAAAATTGTTGATTATTTGTATGTTCAAAATCTGGTAGTTCTACCAAACTTCTTTCTTTAGCCTGTAATTGGTAATTGTAATAGTGATAAGTTCCTACTATGGAAGAAATCACTATTACAAAAGCTAAAGTGTTTAAAACAATTTTGAAATTGTGCCAAAATTGTTTCATTATTTCCTTACTACAATATATTCGTAACTGTATATTGTTTCTGGTTTCTGTTCACCATATTCTGACCAAGTACCAATCTCAATCGGTTTATTCCTCTTTTGAAAAAATTGTAAGTTAGGGTTATCAATAAACTTACTCATCTTCTTAAAGATTTTTTCTGATTGTTTTTCTGTGTAGTTGTTTAACACATCTGTAGCCCAATTACCGGTGTAATAGGTCATACTCTTCTCGTCACTCTCTTCAAATGACTTGATTTTATCTGGTACAGTATTAATAACTGATTTCAGATAATGGTCCAGTTCTTTGGACTTTTTCACTTGTGGCATAATATATACTCCCTTAGTTGTTTATAAATCTGCAATTTTGAATTTTTTAATTACATTCTTCGTAGGTATAACTGTCGTGTTACCACCATCTGCAAGTTCGTAATTATCATCATAATTGTAGTCACTCATCAAAATATGAACCTTACTATCTTTTTTTACCAACCAGCCAGTTGATACACATATAGCAGGTTTCATTCTTTCAATATCTTTTATAGTTTTCCAACCAGCATCTGATTGAATATCCTCCCAATATACCAAATAAAAATCATACTGAAATGGTATTTCAGGTACATCATCTTTAAACTTTTTTGATTTCAGTTTAGCCATAAAATTACTCGCACTTATATGTTGTGCCCTCCATTAATGAGCATTTGTATTCTTTGTCAGCTTTTAATCTAATGTCAGCGGCTAAACCCTCAAGGATTTGAGGTAAATGTTTTTGCATTACAAAGGTCATCTGTATTGCAAATTGATGAGCAATCTTGCTCATTTCTGCTTCAAGTAAAGCAGAATGGTCTATGTCTGTACCTTTAATAGTTTCTGATACAACATGGCCAATCACAGCCGTATTATAGTCATTCGCTTTGGCTAGACTAGAAAGGCCAAACCATAGCAGGCCATTCACAATCAAAACCGTCATAATAAATTTTTTCATAATATCCTTTCTCAAATATTTATATTATGTGTCCAATATACACTATCCAGTATATTAGTCAAGCACTTTTTTAAAAAAAAGCTGTTATTTTATGCGATTTTTGATGGCTGTGACACTATTGACCAGCTATATGTTCTAGTTTTGTTCTGGTTTTACAAAGTCGGCATTCCAACCAAACGCTTCTCTAACAACTGATTCGGTTAAACCTTTATACATTTTATTCAATGATTTAGATTTCATACCTAAAAGAAGTTGTGCCTCATCTTTATGTAATCCTTCTAACATCTGAATAAACATAGTTTCCTTTTGTGTTTTAGTAAGTTCATTATTTGCACCTTTTACAAAGTACCATAATCTCTTAGCTTCATTTCTAAGTAAACCGTGTTCAGTACCAATCGGTGCCTCATTTGCAATATATGGTGGGTCACCTGCTGGTAAGTCCCACTCAATTTTTGGGTCAAATGCACCTTTCAATACTTGTCGTAAAGGTTGATTGTCGTAATCTCGTAATACTTGAATCTTTTTTGGTTTGTCTTTTGCGTTATTAACTTTTGTTAAAACTTCAGACATTAATACAACACCAGAACCATCTGTACTAGATGTGGCTTGCATTGCTTGTTTACTAATTAAATTTGGGTTTTGTGTTACCATAATTTCTCCTTCAATTCATATTCCTATTTATGCGTAAAGTATTTAGCAGAATACCAATTGTAAAAGGACTTATCTGTAAATAGTTCTGCAATTTCATTAGCTGGTACTTGGTCACTTCTAATACAATCAGCTAAAGATTGATACTCATAGGTATCAACTTTTCTTGTCATTTTTCTATCTTTATTATTTTCTGCCAATGTAATAACCAATCTTTCGTGTTTATTTAGTGTACTCATCTGTAACATCTTTTACTTCAAGTTCACCGTGGTACACGGTATAGAAATCGTGTGGTTCACCAAAAGTATCTAATATATAATCGTGGCCATCTTCATCATATTTTTCTTCTAATTCTTCAACACTCATTCCTTTTACATCATTAAAATAAAAAGAACATTGGTCATCCACCTCTTGGTCTTCTACCATTGTATGGTCAAATTCAAATTCATTATAGGCGTCATCTTTATCGCCAATTATATCTTGTAATTCTTCGTCATTATCAACTTTTAAAATACAGTGACCCCAACGGTACATTTCTTCAGTTTCACAAGAAACACCTTTTTCTTCGTCTTTAAATGTTTGATATTCGTAAATTGATTTTTTAAACTTAGGTGAAATTTTATAAAACTTTGGCATTTCTTGTCCACATCCTATCTAATAGGTAATACCATACACCATTAATCATAGGTTCTATAATAGCATCAACGCCAGCCAATGTCCAATCGGCACCAGTTATTAATCTATTACAAGTCATAGCAATTACTATGTGACCTAATGTATAAATGAAAGCACGGCCTAAACTTGTGCCTATCAATTTTGTTAATGTATTGTAAATACCGTTTCTAAATTCTGTCATAATAAAATGGTGGCCGATTTCTCGGCCACCACCAATCACCAAACCTTACGCTGATGCGTAACCTTGTTTACCAAATAAAGCGGCTTGACCAGCAGCGATTACCGCTTTGCTAGGTGTACCTACTCTATATGAAACTCCAGCAGATGTTCTATTTTCATAAATCATCAAACCTTCATTTCTTAACTTTCCTACCATTGAAGCAGGTGAAGTTAGGTCAAATTTGTTCCTTAGAGTTTTCCAAGTTACAGATTGTCCTGTTGCGAAAAGGTTTCTTACCTTATCTGTTTTTGAAGTTTTAGTTCTAGCCATATCAGTTTCTCCTTTAGATGTTAGCTTGTTCATAATATATTGAAACATAATTGTTTCTCCTTTCACTTTGCGTTAAGTCGCCACTATTCGATAGGCAAAGCGTACATTTGTAGTTTGCATATCTGAATTCATTTATTGTCATTTTCGGGGTCAAAGTCTGGAATAAATTCTACTCCGCCCATATCTGACATATCTTTAATTTCATCTTGTATAGTTTTAGGTATTGGTTTATGTTCTTTGTGTGTAATACCTAATACTTCACTATAATTTAATCTCGCTATCTTTTGGCCATTCTTATTATTAACTGTTACCATTTTGTCTGCAAGTCTTTGTGCTGGGTGTGATTTATTAAAATCTCTATAAATCAAACCTCTAATTGAGTCAATGACTAATGCTAAGTCAGCAGTAAAATTTACATGGTCTGTTTTTATTCCCATAGCTACAAATTTATCTAGTAATGTGTAGGCAATATCGTCAACATTGCCCTCAACAAATTCTTTTGTTTGTGCCTCAACAAGTTTTTGATGTTGTTTATCATCTAATATCTTGCCTGCTTTTTCTTTATTTTGTATTCTGTTTGTAGGAAATACAATAATTTTATCATCTGACACTTATATAATCTCGCCTTTAAAGTTAACTTTACCTTTATCTGTAAAGTATTCAATTAGTTGATTATAACCACCAATTAGTTCACCATCAATTTTTATTTGTGGCATTGTTCTAACTTTCTTACCAATATCTTCTATTAGTTTTGAAACATCACTATCAAAATCTTTTTCTAATGACTTCTCTTCATATTCCAGACCAAGGCCTTTTAGTAAGGCCTTTGCCTTGTTGCAATAGACACAGTTGTTTTTACTGTAAATTAGTATCGTCATCTGATTTTTTTAGGTTGTTCCAAGCCTTTTTACTTGCATCATTTAAATTGTATGCATCAACAGCCTGTTCAATAGTGTAATTATACATCTTATTAAACTTGCCTAAAGGCAATCTCATACCTATCCAAGTTCTATAGTAACCATTTTTAGTTAGTGTTACATCTTGTGCAAATATTTCATAACCTCTTACAGTGGTTGATGTAATACTATTTACAATAGCACTTTCTACCTCAGTTACAATAGTTTTAGTTTCTGTTTTACCTATTTCAGTAATGAATTGTTTTGACTCTTTGTTCATCTCACCTCTAATGATGTCTGCCAATTCTGACTTAGCCATCATCTTTGCTTTCTCTATAGAAAGTTGTAGGTCAGGTGATACAGCCGTAGCCACACCATAGATACATTGTTTATCAGCACCTTTTTTAGTAACTTGACCAATTAAATTTGTATCTAAGTCACAAGCTTTTGTATCATTAATGTTTGCCATATACCAAGCAGGTACTTTGTCAACAACATTACCTTTTTCTGATTTGATTTTATATGTACTATTCATAGAAGAGCAAGCTGTTAAACTTGTCACAGCTAAGATAGTAGCAAATGTTTTTAGTTTATTTTTCATCATAATTTTTCACTCTCTTTCATATCATATACTAATCCTTGAAGAAAGTCAAGCGTGGATTGAACATAGTCTAACGCCTGTTCACTAGATATATCTGTAAAGATAATAACTAATAAAGCAATAATAATTAATGTTT